AAGCATAACAGCATTAAAAGCATCCTCGGATTCCAATCTTATAAGATTATTACACATATTATCAAACAACCATGTATACTGTTTGTATTCACCAGCGTCTCTATAATGTGTAATCCGTTTGTCATATTCGTGAAACAAATCAATTATTTCTTGATTTTCTTTCACAATCTTTTCAATTCTTTCAGACCACTTAGCCATATTTGTAACCTCCGTATATATATGATATATAAATTAAAGCAATATAAAGAGGACCATTATAGGTCCTCTTTATTCTAAAATCTAGGATAATATTGTTCACCTTGTGCAACTTCTTGACCGATAGCTTCATTTATCTTATCATCTTTAGCTCGTTCATCAGAAATAGTTTTATAACCTTCTGGAGAACCACCTAAAGCTGTAGCATGGAACACCGATCCACCCCAAGCAAATTTGTTCTCAGCCATATTATCAACGAATTGATTCATATTAACACGATCTGTGTCACCAAGTTGATTATAATGGTCCAAATCTATAGCTTTAAATGCTCCCATAATAGATGCAAGAGGTCTCCAGTTTGCTACAGAAGACATCATATTCTCAGGATCAAGTTTAGCTGCCCAAGAACCAGTCCATACAGAAAATGTACGCTTTAAGTTCTTTTTACGGAACCTATGAGTCATCTCATCTAATGATAATCCGCCGATAGAGTGCAAGTATTCTACTAATCCAGAAGAAGGAAACATCGATTCCAATGCCATTCTTGCAGGACCACGCGCGGCCAATGGTAATGATATATTCGGTTCCATATCTTGAACATCCATAGAAACTTTAATAGTTTTTGGATATCCGTCTGGACCCCAGTCATTACTACTACCGCCACGAGTAACTGTAATACTTGTAATCATACCACANTTTATCATAATTTGACCTTTTACGAATGCCCTTATTGCAAAAGGAGAAGTATACGACATTTTACCAGTTTGTCTAGGTAATCCCATAGCAAGTATAGTTAACATCGGNAAAAACAAGTTTTCAAACTTACCCATTCTATCACCGTAAGGATAATGGAAATTGAATTCGCAAGTAAACGTTCTTTGAAACGAACTTGATGAGAATACGTCTGGGAGAGTTGCTCGTCCTTTACCGGATAAAATAAACGCTTGTTCAGAAAAATTTCCAAGAAAACCCGTTATACCTTTCTTTACAGCATTCACAGCTTTATCTGCTATATTTTTTGAAGGATCTGAATCTTGTCCAGCACCTTCAGCGTTTTCCTCAGCCATAGAATTCAATTTTTCCATAAGAGGGTTGGTTGTTGTCTGATTAGAAAATGTTTCTGACCCAACGACTTCGGTTGAAACTCTAAACGGTATGTATTGATCATTCAAATATTTTGAAAAGCCACCCGTCATATGTTTTGTAGGAAGAACGTCTGTCAAGTTAAGATTTCTCACAGAACCAAGATATCCAATGGGTGTTTGTAATCCCATAACTTGTGCTAGATCTACCCACAATGAACGTACATATTTCTTATACAAGTTAATATTTTGTTTAAATTCAACGATCTTGTTACCACCAAAAATAGCTGAACCGATAGTTCCAACTATACTCAACATATCACCGAGAGTAGTAAAGATTTTTAATATTTTACCAATAAATCCTTCACCACCACTACGAATATATGCTTCAGTAACACCGGCACCANTACCCAATCCAAGCATTCTAAAAAATCCTGTATTATACTTTAATCGTCCTGGTTGAAATAGTACAACTGGCCAGTTATTCATAACTTTTGTTGAATATATACGACCGATTTTAGTATACATCGGATTTGTTCGGGGGTCATCGCGTTTATTAAATTGAAACTGTGGATTTAACACAGTAGCTTCTCCGAGACCGACACCCAAATTAGCAGATACACGTTTGTATCCACCTGTTGTATCGTCAGTCTCTTCAAACTCTCCAGTGTATATGTTTCTAGGACCAGCACCACCTTTTATATAGTTTTTAAACGTTAAATCTTCATCTACAGTTNCATCTTCCAATCTTGTCCAATCAGCATTTGCGTATTTGTATTCTACCTTATTACGAATAGTATCGGTTATATACAATCCTAATGCGTTTAAACATGATTTTGGATTAAATTTTTCACTTGGCGATGTTACAAACTGTTTCAATAAACTTGACGGAATCGTATAATCCGTAATAATCATGTTCGTGATAGATTCATCACTACCGTTTCTAGCTAATCTGATCGAATCTACAACAGAACCTATTTCTATAATCTCTCCAGTGGCTGTATCTATAACGCTCGGTCTCATAACTGGAGTACTATCTGAGGTTTCATAATTGTCTGACATATGATAAGTCCTCCAATTTATAATTTTTCTATTTTATAAAAATCTATTTTATTAACATTTCCACGATATGAGGTATTAGCTATACCGTTTCCAGGATCATATATTAATCCCCCAACACCGTTAAATAATTGAAAATGTTGTCCAAATTTAGTTGGAAAGTCCACTATAACATACCAAACATTGTTTCCACCAGGTAAATTATCTGTGTTTGCAAAATCACTTTCACCAAAACTCGGATGAGATTCTTTGAAACTTTTTCGTATCATTAATCTATATGAATGCTTACTATCTCCGAGATAAAGTGCACCATGTTGTACAATTTTTTCAGCATGTGAAACAAAACAGTTTGGACCCATATAATCTTGCTCATTACATTCTTTATAGAGCTGAATAATGTCCGGTTGACTTAAAGCCTGTTTTGTAAAAAATTGTGGTATGGCTAATAAACTCAAAAAATAACAACCATATTTATTAATATTCGTTTCGATAAATCCAGATTTGGGAAAATCCACTTGAAAATGTATAGGTATAGTCGGTTTTAAGAATGGGGCCTTTGAAGCTCTTGATTTTTTAGCCATTGTTTTGTACTCCGTTTTAAAAATAAGGGGATATAGAAATTATACTATATCCCCTTTATATTATTGACTGATTTGTCTGACAAGCATATCTATAGCAGAAGCTGTTTGTTTATTACCATCTTGACTAGCTATTTTGGAAACCAGTGTAAGTATAGCTGTATAGAATGTTTCAGATACACTATTGTGTCTAGTTTGTTCATTATGTATAGCTTCAAGAATCTCTAAACGTTTATTCAGCTCATTTCCAAAATTCTTAGCAAAATCACTAACTATAGAATTCATTACAGCTGCTTTTGGTGTTTGTCCACTCATATCATAAGTTTCGTCTCTAACACTAGAAGCCGCAACACTGGTTGCTTGTCCAGAACCAGATGTTGTATCTCTCGATGATATGGTTTTTGTTTTAACATTTATACGTTCACCATCCATCACCACTCTGTTACCAGAACCGCCACCTTCAGGAACCCGTTCACCCATTCTTGTGGTATAATTTTCTCGCGCAACACTTACTTTTGGTGTAACATCTCCATAGAAATTGGGATCGGCTTTAAGCCATACATCACCAATANCGTTTGTAGCGTTATTCATAGCTTGCATAGCGTTTGGATGATTTTCGTATCCATACCGTTTATACAATTCTTTAGTTATAGCATCAGATTCTTTAGTAATATCTACAGTATAATTACTCCTGATATCCGTTGCAGAACCTTGGAAAGATCGTGATAATTCTTTCTCATCTCTAGCTTGTTTACCAGTTAACTTATCCCACAATGAGTAGGTTTTCTTAGATTCTGCTTCTATATTAGCTTGAGCGGTTTTTGTATAAGTCGTTGACATATCGACAAGTTTACCACTTTTCTTACGATCGTTAAATTCTTTTAACGTCGTTTTATAGGTTAACCANCTTATACCACTCGAATTAACAAATCGACCAGCCGTTGTAATAAAATCTTCGATAAATCTATTTTGTTGGTCTTTTTCTATATAATCCTTTTTAACGATTTTCTCATAATCTCCACCATATTTACTAGCGGTACTACGTTCTATATCAATTACAGGATTATATCGTTTTGCTTTCCAAAATTTAAAAATATCAACATGTTCGAACCCTAATAAGCTTGTTTCAGCATTATCAGTATTACCAAACAGATTCTTTAATCCACCAAGTAAACTACCTCTCTTAATACCAGCACCGAACTTAGCTAAACCAGCTAAACCACCCATAAATGTTTTAGCGTTTCCGTATTGGCTTTCATAAGCCTCCATATTATCTATACGAAGACCTAATATCTTAGCTCGTTCAGATCTATATTTTTCATACATAGACATAGCTGCAGAAGGTCTGTTTTTCTTGACGATTATGTCAAATATTAACATTTTTAAAGATTTATTGTATATATTAGAAACGGCTGTATTAAATTCTGGAAATTTGGATTCTAACAACCCTATCATACCGGCAGCTACTTTAACTTCCGGACCAAGATTCGGTGTTTCATTGTCTATTCCCAAAACTTCATCCAAACTACCCATCTTTTCAATAAATGTTGAAACTAAATCGTTTATAGTTTCTTTGTCAACATTCATAAACGGCATCAGTTTCTTATATAATGTATCTGAAAAAGTAGTACTAGATTGTACATATTTGTTCAAAGCTGCAATAATTGAATCCATAGCTATCGTGGTCGGTGTCATATCAAAGTTTTTAACTTTATCATGTTTAATAAACTTAGACCACATCTTTTTAAGAGAAACTATACTTGCAAACGTTTTAGCCGTATCGATAGCTCCCATAACCTTTGGATTTTTAATAGCTGTACTAGCAATTTTTGATGTAATCTTTCCCAATAAGGAATTACCAAGAATTGTTTTACCAAAATTCGTTTCTATAGCTTTTGCAGCTTTCTCAGCTTTACCAACTTTTCCAGTTCCACCTTCAGGAGTATCACCGACTTTAACAGCGTGTGCTTCTTCCGCAGCTTTTTCTGGAGATAATCCGGCTTTAGTCTGCGCAACAGCTACCATTTTTGATGGATTAGTATATTTTGCAAACGAATCCTCATCTGTCTCGTTGGTTAACCAAGCGAGTTTATTTTCGAGAACCCATTGTCTTGCTCGTTCAAGATATTTCTTTCTGAACTCTTGTTGTAAAGCCATCGCACGAATTTGCTCTTCTTCTTTTCCAGGTGGTTCAGTTTGTTCATCTGTAGCATCTTCAGGTGTTGTCGGTTGTGCTTTTGGTCGCATTTTATCCATAGCTTTAAGGTCTATACCCATTTCGGTAGCAACGTCTTGACGCAAATCTGACAACGGTTGATATTTGTTATCTCGCCAATACGTAAAAACTTTTACACTAACGAATCCAAGCATTTTTGCTTCTTTACCATCACTACCTTTTCCACCAAAGATTTTACCAATATTACTTATAGCTCTACCGACTCCGGTACGATTTTCCCAAGTTGCTAATAATTTCGGATCATTTATACCAAATATCTTAGAGCGAAGCTTATTATACTGTTCATAACGTCTTATAGCTTCTTTATCTTCTTTAGAACCAACTAATTCAAAGAACCAGTGGGCTAATGTCGGATATCCTGCAGCTTTCGCAATCATTCCAGGAATACCTAATAATAATCCATCAAGAGATGCTGTTAAACCAGAACTTAATCTCATACCCCACGATGGCTCAATGCCTTCACCGAGTCCGAAATCTTTCTTTACATTTAACATACCTTTTGCAAACCCACCAACGGCTATCGCAACCGGTACAGCTATACCAACAACAGAAGCTATAGAACTACTTAATGATGCGACTCGCGTTGATAATTTGGCGATATTTTTAGTAATACCTTCAGTAATACCTTTGATGACACCTTTTTTGGCTCCTTCTTTGAGACCCATCTTACCGAGAACCGATGTTAATAAACCTTTAATAAGACCAACACTTTTTGTTGTTCCAGCAGCAGCGGATGCTACTGATCCAGCAGCCCCAGCGGCTCCAGCTGCAGTTGTTGCCGCACTTGCAGCCCCAGCGGCTGCTCCACCACCACCGAATACAGAACCTATAGTACTCAGTACACCACCACCAGCTGCTCCACCTCCACCAAGGAGTGTGCCTGCTTTAGCTAAAGCTCCACCCACCTTGGTTTTACCAAGAAGATTTCCAACACCAGATAAAGCTTTACCAACACCTTTTGTTTTACCAGCGATCTTATTGCCACCGGGTATCATCGATAGTAAACCACTAAGTCCACCACCTTCTCCACCCTCACCACCAACAATTTCAGGAACATTATCTTCTAAAGCTTCATCTAATTCATTGATAGATTTTCTATCTATTTTTACTCCGTCTTGAAGATCTTCTATTCCTTTTGCCATTTTTTCTAAAGATGCGGTTTTAACTTTATCACGTTCATCTATCTCAGCTTGTCTTTGGTTTGCTTCTTGTTCGGCAGTACTACCTTTAACGTGTCCTTGTATTTTACTAACACCATCTGATATCTCAGGTGATTGTGTAGGAGTAGGTATCGGATCTTTATCGACTTTACCGCGTTTATTACCAAATACTTTTTTACCCAATTTACTAAAAAAGTTTTTACCTTTATCAACAAGGGTTTCTTTCTCTAAATTAGGATCTTCTTCTCTAGTTTTTATTTCGTCCAATAATATTTCAAAGGCAATATCATTTCTATATGTACCTTCGTCACTATACAATTTTGTAATAGCACCATTTAAAACGTCATTGGATAACACACTTACAGAATGTTTACGTAATTTTTCTCTAAATTCAGTAGCATTAAATTGTCTATCTACATCGTGTGTCAAGATATTGATAATATCTTTAACACTTCCGTCCCCATAAATATATTTTCCAATTTGGCTAAGAATTTCTTGACTTTTTTCAGCACCTTTACTAAGAACGCCTTGTGTAGCCTCTTCACCGGTTTCAACATCGGTCTTTTTACCAAATAAAAACCCTCCTAGTTTACCAAGAGCGTCTTTACCGACACCGATAGCAGTTGAACCAGCTTGATATACTTTAGAATCTTGGAAACGTTTCATAGCTTCAGAATTTATGAGTTTTAACATCGTTTCATCAACTTTTCCCTTACCTGACGCAATCGTGTCTTTGGTACTGTTTAATAACATAGTAAATTCACCATCAGACATACTATCAAGTTTTTCAGAAAAGGCTTTTCCACTATCTTTAACGGATGTTACAGCGGTGTTAAACAATTCACCTCTATTTTCCCAAGCTCCAGAAATAGTTGTTGCGGCTGTTCCTAAAGCATCCTTAGCCATTCCAGGTAATTCACCTTTATTATCCCATGCTGATTTTGCACCTGTTTTAACATCGGATATTATCTGGTCTTTATTTTCATAAGCGTGTTTAGCAGTATCTGTTAGAAAACTAGCACCGGAAACAATCTTATCACCACCAGGAAGTGCACCAACTATATCTCTTATAGTAGATGCGTTTGGATCTTTCATACCATATAGTGTATTATCAAGAAGCCCAGATAATGTGGATGAAACCTTATACAATGCACTATCTGTATTTTGTGACGCATTTTGTAACAATTTACCAAAAAACGGTATTTTTGATAAGATTTCAGGTCCTTTAAAACTACCATCTTGACGACTTCTGTATCCTAACGTTTTAGTAGCTCTAGCACGTTCATTATCTAAAGCGTTTTTAGAACTAGTTAAAACATATAAGGTCCCATCTTCAAACTGTTGTGCTTCTGCCAACGTTTTAATATCCAACGGATCCATCTGATTATTGGTTGTATTTAAAGTAAAAAACTTTATCTTTAAATTACCTTCTTCATCAGCATAGTGTTGAAGCATAAAAGAACTTACAGTTTCGTATTTTTCTAAATCTTTAGATTTTTGTTCATCTTTAGCTTTACTTATAATAGAACTAGAAGCACCTACACGAATATTATATCGCTCCATCGCTTCTTTACTTCTAGCTTGTTGAGGATATACAGTAATACCATCGAGTAATAAATGATATATTGAATCGATTAAACCGTGTGTAGATCTATCATCCTTGCTCAACATGGTATAATCTGTTAAACTATCAGCGCTCGTTGGAGAATATTCATCAAGTTTTGATCCGATTCCTGACGCTTGAACATATCCTGAACGGACTCCACCTTTAGATTCTCGTAACGCACGTATTCTTTGTTTACGATTTTTAATTGTTTCTTGAAGAGTATTTATTTGACGTCGACCCAATTTTGNTTCTATAGCAGATTGTAGAGAACGTTCATCGTTTTCCAACAACTTCTGTTCCATATCGATTTCGTTATCTATAGATTTAGTACCTTTGACGGCAGCGTCAAATTGTATAGAGTTACCCATATCTGCATAACTGGTCTCAACATCTTCAAAAGATTGATTTATTTTAGATACAGCGGCATTTGCACTCGTTTGTAACTTAACGTAAGTTTCGCGATCCTCAGAACCTTGTTCAGCTGTTCGAAGACCATTCATTGTATCATAAAATAATTTTGCAGCTGTTTTTTTATCTGTATCGTTGGACGCAGACGCAAATGGTGTTTTATCTAATAATATAGACGTATATCTACCAATCTTACCACTATTTACTTCTTGTTCAAGATTATCCATAATAGTATTATAATGCTCACCAGTAAGATTAATATTTTCCAACATTTGAGCAAAATGATCACTTATGGATGATGCGTCTGTGATTATTGACCCTTCTCCTGGTTTAAATTTACCAGATTCCAAATATTTACTAGCTGTATCGGAAAAACGTTGATTTGCTGCCGAATATCCGTATGATTGTCTCGTAACATCGAGGCGTCTTTCTTTTATATTTTTCTCAAGAGAAGACACGTTGACTAATTTGTTTTGATCATATAAAAACACAGTTTCTTCTGTATTATTTACACCGGCTTCAATCTTAGCAAGATACATCGGAATAACTTCGGTCAATGCTTTATGTGCTTTATTATCAAACGGATGTGCTGTATCAAGATCTCTAATACCATGATCTTTACCAAACCCGACACGATGCATAACAGNTGCTCTACCAGCAACATTCTTAACCTGATTATCTAACATCGGTAAAAAGCGTTTAGCCAATCCACCTAAATGTTTATTAGATTTAAGCTTCTCTTGGAGTTCTTTTGGAATACCAGAATCGGCAAACTGCATCGCCAAACGGTTTAACATACCTGGTGCACCAGCTATACGTTCGTTCAATCCTTCGAACATTTTAGCTGTTTCTGTTGATTGCATAGACCCAACAAAACTCTCAAGCGCCCAACTACCAATCATACTTTTGACCATGTCGGCAGGTTTCATACCCAAATCACCAGTTGTACTGAAAAGGTCTTTAATCATACTGAGTTGACCACCGCCACCGGTGAGATTTTTCATATATTCACCGACATTGAAACCTTTTCCATCGCGACCGAATATCTTTTCGTATGTCGAAGAGATCATTCCGCCACCACGTTTATCCTTAGGTTTAGTCATAGCCCATTGAGCATCTCGTATTTCTTTCATCATCGCGTGTAAGTCTTGTGTAAATGCCAAACTTTTTGCAGAATATTCCATCTGTGCTTTTATCGACATGTTGTTTTGTGTAACAATTTTTCCAACATTCGTAGCAATATTTGACATAGCACGCATCTTTTGTCGATGATAATATTGATCTATTTCAACTTGTTGTCCAAATAATTTAGATTGATGTTTTATTTGTGATTCTGCTACACCAGCAGTAACACCCATTTGTTTGTGTGCTAATGATATATTTATTTTAGAAGTAGACATTTGTGATTTTCTAACAGATTTATCAAGTTCTGAAGAAATACCACCCATTGTGCTACCAAAATCGGATAAATCTCCATCTGTACCACTTCCCATATCAGAGTCGTCCATACCGAAATCATCACCGAAAAACTCAGTAGCCAACGAATCATACTGATCTTCTTCTGATTTATAAAAATAACCAGTTTTAACCGCAGTTTTAGCATCATCAACAATAGATTTAGCAACATCTTTAGTTATCTTACCAGCGGTTTTAACACCACCAACGATACCTTTGATCTTACCACTAACATTAGAATCACCCATTGAATATTTTATATCATCCGCTAAACTAAACGCGTCTGGTAATAACACTTTACTTGTAGCTATACCGAGGTTTTTAACCGATTTTGAAACGTTCTTTAAATAACCACGAACTCCCTTAGGAGCTTTGGTGTCTCTTTTGCTTCCTGTTGATGAGGTGTCTAAAGGAAATAACTCATCATCTGCTCCAAAACTAAAAGAAAATTCATCGGTTTTGGGATTCTTAGGTCTTTTAGACATAACAGTTGCTCCTATTTTAAATCTTTTCCATATATTAAAATGTTTTCAGGTAAAAAATATAGATCTGGGAAATTAATCCCAGATCTATTAAATTATTTACGGTTGAAATGTTTGTGTGTTAAACGCGTTAACATCATCAATATTTTTTTGTACTGTCATAACTTTAGAAGGTACAACTGCACTATTTAATCCGTATCGTTCCATAAGTTCTTCACGATTTTTGAGAACTTCTTCTGTATACGTTTCAGCTTGTGCTGTTTTTTCCAATTTATCTTGTTGATGCATAGAAATACCAGATACAATACCGTCTTGGTCTGTAGAAGCACCACGTCGAATACCATCGATATATTTATACATATATGCAGGGAGAACTTGGTCAAAGTATGATTGACCCGCTAAACCAGCACTTGCAACAACGTATTTGGCCAAAATATCACATTCGGGACCATCTTGGAAAATACCATTGAATTCAACTTGTCGTTCAGAAATTGCTGTATCGCTACCGAGTTCAGTCGATTCAAAAATTTCTTTTTGATCGTTTCCTGAAGGCCATACTTCGTGCCAGAGACATGAATATTCAATGTCACCAGGTCGAGCTGTAGGACCAAGGAATACATACAATAGAGAACCAGAATAGTTAGGACGAATAAAGCGTAAATCTTTACCGTATAGGTGGTGGATTCCAGTAACTGGGTCGGTAATACCGTATTGCCAGTATCTATAAATCTTACCTAAACCGTCACCGGAACACGTGAGTGTTGTCAATGTAACGGTTTTGTTACCTTGTTTCATACTACCAGGGAAATCCATTTCTTGTTGGTTTCCGCCCCATGTTACAGTTCCAGATGAATCTAATGAGTTAGATGTAATTCCAGATACTTCGCGAACAGCGTTTTCTAAGAAAAACTTAAGATAGCTTATTGCGATAGGATCAAAGAATGAAGGAACTCGAAGCCATTTGACTAAGAAACGACCTGCACGAATAGGTTCAAGAGCACCAATATAGTTTGGATCATACGTAGTAATACCGTGTTGTGTCAATAAATTATCGAATACTGAAGAAGCGATACCGACTGTAGTATTTTTCCAACCCAAGAAATTGTGTTGCATACCATTGATACCACCAACTCCATAACCCGATGTCTCATCTTTTTGGAATATTCCATGAATAAATCGATCACCCGTTTTTACTTCATTTGCCATTTATTAGTTCTCCTCTATTTCATTTCGCTTAACAATAATCACACCCTTCCATTTTTCGAAGATGTCGGGGAATGTCACTGTAACAACACAAGTAGCTTGATTGATTAAGCGATCGCGATTTGTTTGGTGTAAGTCGAAAACCATTTCTACGTTTGAAGGATAACGTGTGGATGCTGTTTTTACCATTTCTGTATGGGCAGCTGCTATAGCTGAATCAGCACCATCTGTATCAAATGTATATTTACATAAGANAAGTTTCATCATCCTTCGAAGATCGTTAACAATCATTGAGTTTCTAAATTCTGCTAATTTAGATACTCGTTCTGTATAAAGGTTAGCGTTCGAGTAGAAATATACGTTTCGTCCTGTTAAGTTATCAGGAGCTACGTGCGACATAGCTTTACCAAAATCCATTGCCCAATAGAGACAGTTTTGTTCAGCGAGTTTTCGTTCTAATCCCTTCGGAATTGATTCTTCAACAACCCAGTCAAAAATCATTCGTCGTACACAACCGTAATCTTTCGGTTTTCCGGCGTACAATGCGAAAGGTGTATTTTTGTACAATCTTGTTAAACCATATGAGAATTCATACGTACCTGTTACACGAACGTTAGTTGCTCGGTCCACAGTTGTTCCACAGTGAGGCACAATTGCAAAGTTTTCGCTACCTTCGGCGGGAATAAAACCACGAATCTGTTTAGCAACAGCGATAGCATTATGAATATTTTCTTCAAAACCACAGTCAAAAACAACGTTAAGATCTCGACGATTTTGTAACAGATTAGCCATTTCTCGTTTAACTTCCATAGGATAGTTAGCATCATAAACGATACCAGAATCACATTTAAGTACGTTAGTAATCGTTTTTGTATCGATTTGGCAATTGAAGAATTTCTTAAGCAACGATGTTTTCGAAGCTTCTAATTCCTCACCAGTTAATGTTTCGAATTCTCCATCCGTTCCACCAGTCATATATTTAGGAACTGATAAATCAGCAGATGTTTCATCAACAACCACGTTATCATATACATAACCGTTCTTTTGAAGACCGTTTACAAAATCGAAATCATTCATTGTTTTCGGATAATGTAATTCAAGTTCTTCGCTTTCTACGCTAATGTTGAGCGGTTCTGCTAACAATTCTGTAATATAATCGGACAATTCTTGATAATTTTCTTGGAAACTATCGATTCGGATTTGTTTTTCAACAGTTCCATCATAGTTCTGATATACTTTTTGAAGACCTTCGATTACCGGTACTGTACTTGAAACTACGGCATATGGGTTAAACGAAAATGCTAAATCGTTTCCAATTGCTAAAGTTTCTGCTCCGGCTTTGGTCTTTTTGACTAAGAATAATTCGTAGCGTCGACCATCACTGACTCTTTCATCTCGAACTATATCGTTAATGATTCGTAGACCGTAGTCATTACCACATCTACCATCTGCATAGTATGCCATAAACAACAATGGGAATGTTTTATACCCATCAACTTCCGGTTTATTATTTTTAAAGAAACTGGAAAGTTTGTTTGTGGTATTATACATACTGAACTGTTCAGGTGTAACGTTTTGTACAAACGTTTTAATCTTGAATCCGTCCATCGTTACTGTTTTCTCAACAGGTACTTCTTGATCGATGTATTCCCCAGGGTTATTGGGGTCTTCTATGGTTTCAGTTTCCATCACAGTTACAGTTAAAGGAATTTTATTTCCGTTTTCGTCTTTGAGGAAATCACCGTAGATATCGCGCTTGTACACTGGGATATCTTGTTCTTTTTTGATACCAAAGCTAATCGCTAAGTGTGCTGTAGTTGCATCTTCCGGAAGAAGTCGGCAAACGTACGCTGTTCCACCAGCCGACAAAACATTTTGTACGTTTAAGTTTTGTTGACCGTATGCTTTAATATCACCAAAGTCTGAACCATATTTATCTAATAGTGTAGCATTTGCGTCCATCTCAATGAGTACACCATTTTTTCCATCGGATGAAAATACAGGATGTAACGAAGGAACTATGCTCAATACGGTAGTTTGCGGCATTGTTCGGATCGATTCATCGCGAAGTTCGATACTAGTTATACCAAAACCACTATCATCATATGCCATAGTCTAAACCTCCCTTTGGCAAAATTTAATGTTATATTTACAATTAAGTTTATAAAAACTTTGAATATGTTCTCATAATTCTTAGTAATATATAATAATGTTTAAGAAATCTGAACACTTCCTACTTATTTAGATTATATATTATATTGAAGGTAACATTGCAATATAATTTTTTATGGGTAGGAGAAATATTATGAAAAAGATTGTAGCGTTAGGATTAATATTTATCCTAACTATCTCTATTGTTTACGCTGAGTTTAGTACTCAGGTAAAAGAATTTTATGAAAAAAATCGAGGAAGACTGGAATTCAAATTCTATAAAGAACGAATTCCTGATGAATTCTCCGATGCGTTCCTATTTTATACCGATAACGATAGCGAATTGAGACTTAAATTTTATTCTTTAATGGTTGTCGAAAGCGCTAACTTTAAATATTATTACAACAAAAATCCGAACGGAACAGTAGATATTGGTCCAAGTCAGCTTAATTCAGCTAATTTGGAAGATCCTTGGTTTGTACAAANNTTCAGTCCAAAAAATGATAAATATATCAATACACATCACACATATTGTATGGTATTGACTATAAATTTCTTCAAAGATATTACGANTTGGGCTGATAAAGAGTACAAATTTATGGTTTATAACGGTGGTCCAAAAGCTCAACGGATAGTTCCATTAGCTTATAAAACCGCTGCACAAAAATCCTTTACCAGAAATGTCACGAATTATGATAAATTAGTACGTGCACAAATCGAAAAAACTAAAGAAGATTTTGAAAAGTTTGTAACGAACGAATATTACAATATGTCAGCGTTACGAATTTCAGCAATATTGCAATTAAAACCGGCTGAAGAATTGAAATCAGTTATCAAGAACTTCAGTTCCGGAAAGAAACCCATTGACTTCAATAAACCTAGAGATAATAACGTTCTTTATATTAAGCGAAGATACAATTTTGTTAAGTTTGATCTCGAGGAATTTATCATCGAGAACCAATCTATAATTGACTTGCTCAGTATAAAGCGCCGACGCCTCAACATTACCATTTGATTCTAACAATATAATTTCGAACCAGTTGCCAAAACAGAGGCCGTATTCTAGTATGAAGTCAATGTATTCACTAACGGACTGGTGTAATGCCAGTCCGTTATTTTTTTTTCTAAAAGTTTCAAAATGTAATTCTTGATAATTTGGTATATCGTCTACGAATTCATAATCCAATTGTTGAAGTCCATTGAGATAATACACAAAATAATCTATAAACCGAGTTACAAATATTTTATATACAGCATAATAAAGATAAATATCTCCATCTGCAAAATCTATACCCAAATTTCGTGATAAATGATAACCCAATTGGGTTGTAAATACTGACAAATATTCTCTATCAAAATCTGTTAAATCTGGGTTTATATAAATAGATCTGTCTTCTAANGATTGTGTGTCCGGAAGATTTAGAAATTTGTTTATAAAAAAAGCAACATTGTCGATAGGGTTCGTTTCCGGTTCAACTGTAGCNGTTTGTTGATTTATAAGATCTAAAATATCACCCAGCATATTCATATTTAGATTATCTGTTTGTTCAGTATTAGTATTATATTCAGTTTTATCCATAAAATGCTCCAAAATAAAGGTTTTACTATATTATAATGTTTAAAATTAGAATAATCTAATATATGATACACTATAATACTAAAAATACCAGTTTCTTGAAAATGCATTATATTTTGAAAGAAATGGGCATAAAAAACAACATGTTTTTCTTACAGCTATATGATGAATCGTTAGCTGATATTGATCCATTAGACGAAGATTCGTTAACGCCTGTACAAAAAACAAAAGTCCATATAGAAATTTCAAAGAATCCTTGGTATTATTATAGAGAAATCGTAAAAATACCAATGACCGATATAAAATCGGACTTTGAATTGACTAGAGGTACTTTAGCTATATTATGGTCGTTACATAATAACTTGAAGGCGTTTATCGTTTTACCTCGTCAATGTTATAAATCTTATACAATATCTGTATTTTATTCGTGGTTGATATATTGGGGAGCCAAAAACTTTAATGGTGCATTCTTTGCACAAAATGCTGGATTGGCCACACAAAACTTATCACGTGTAAAAGACNTTCGAGAATCGTTACCAAAATATTTGAATTTAAAATCAAATATGGATACTGATAACGTACAATCTATTGTATATAGACCTGGTGATTACACAAATACTATAATNACAAAAGCCCCAGGAATGAACGAAGAAGCCGCCAATAACGTTGGTCGTGGTATGTCTACTATGGGTCAATGGTATGATGAGATCGCGTTTATTCCTTATATTTGGACACAATACGGGGCTGCTGTTCCCGCATATTCAACAGTATCCAAAATAGCTGAAGCAAACGGGTCACCACATCATATCGTCATGTCTACAACCGCTGGAAACAAGCGTTCCCAATCTGGTAAATGGGCACACGATTTTATGCAATCTAGTGCACCTTTTACTGAACACTTGTACGATATGGTCGAATATGATAATTTTGGAAACGTTATAGGGTTTGATAAACTGGCTATTCGCGAATATATAACATATAATAATACTGGACAACACTTTTTACGAATAGAATATTCATGGGATGAATTGTCTAAACCGGTCACATATCTTGAAGAAATGAAAGCGTTGATGCCTGGTTTAGATGAGTTTAACCGTGGTGTATTAAATATTTGGTCTGATTCTTCGGAAGATCACCCATTAGGTCATGAGCGAGTTAAAGAACTTATGACCAAAATACGACAGCCAGAAAAAGTTGTTATGGTTGATAAGATATATGTGTTGAAGTATTATCGAGATCCTGAACAATGTAAAATCGATTCCAAACATATTGTGTTTGGTATGGACGTTGGTGGAAACGTTCGACGAGACTATTCAACTTTGGTTGGATTAGATGTTACGAATTCTGAAGTCGTTTGTACATTGCGTGTAAATCAATATAGTATTAATCGTTTTGCTAGAGCGGTTGCTTATATTTTATTATATTTGTTTCCAGAATCAGTATTGGTTGGTGAACGTAACTCTATTGGTACACCGGTTTTGGAAACNATTTATGAGAACGGTATACGCTCATCAAGAATATACCTCGATGAAGAAAAAGATCAACGTGGTGTATTTATGGATAAAAATATACGTGCTTTATTTTATGGAGATATATTACGTATTTCTATACTAGAACACGGTCATAAGATTTACGATTCGACCATAATTGGTGAAATAGCTGATCTAATTATGACAAAATCTGGACGAATAGACCACGCTCCAGATGGACACGATGACTTACTTATAGCATACCTATATACAAGATGGTTTGTTATGTTCTGTAAAACAAAGGGTAAATATATCGATAATATTTATTTTAATAGTAGACTCGATCAATTTTTATCTGAAGACGATCTTATGGAATTGAATAAAACTACTGGTAAACGAGCACAAATGGATTTTGTTATGGGTAACAAATATGGAGTAGTTATGAAAGAAGATATGAAAGAAAAATTATTCAATAACGATTGGTTGTCCAATAGAATAAAAGGTGTAATCGATGAAAATATAAATTCTCACAGAAATGTTGGGGCCGATATTTATATAGACGATTTCGATATAACTCCTGTTATAAAAGAACAAGATATACATGTCGATACGGTTGCGGATTCATATATAGACGATTATCCTGAATATACTGGGGATATTAACGTCGATGATCCTGAAAAAATACAAGACCGCACTGAAGAAATCCGAGATACCTCTGGAGACCCAATCAATATGTTTGCAATAAATTTTAAAGTTTAAAAAAAAATAAAAGGGTGGATGTTTTCCACCCTTTTATATTATCGGTCCCATAATTCTCTTGGAATGATTTTGTATTCTACAGGATTTATAACTTCTTCACCTCGATTATCAGGTGAAACATTTATAACAGAATCCTGTGTTTTCATTTCCTTATAAGTTTTTCTAAACCAATTAATTCCTTTAACAACTGGTACAACCACCTTGAACACAACTACTGTAACCCCTACAACAATTAATCCATTTCTAACGTTTTTCATCATATCATTTTCCCTCATATAATCTGATTTGTAAGCGTCATTCTGAATATTCATCTTACCTATATTATACCCAAAATTTAATGCATTATTCATAAGTTTATTAAAATTATCATGATTGTTTCCCATATATTTTATAATCTCCTTTTTAACACCAGACAATATAAAGGATTACGGAAACAAACCCGTACTCCTTTATAAGATAATATATAACTAATTATTAATATATTGTGTTTGTCTAGGAACCACTTCCAATTCTTCTAAACGTGATAATATTTGTCTATNAAACACAGTACTACCCATATGCTCCCGCATACCAATCATATTACCAATGTCATCCAGATTAAACGATATTGGTAATTGAAAACTAGTATTCAATATTTCAGAATACGACATTTCAGAATATCCCATATCTTTCGAATATTTTTCAGCAAATCTATTAAAATCATTCCTTGTTTTTAAAGAAATACGACTAAATAAATCTGTTTTATCAAAATTAAAAGAGTTGACTATAAGATTCAATCTTTCTGATATCTGGTTAAGAATATCGTATTCGCCCACAGTCCGGCTTAATCTTGTGGCATAACTATCATTATACATACAGAATCCGATTTCAGACGTCATGTTTCGTAACACAGATATATGCTCTCTTATAAAATCTATAAACTGTCTTTTAATTTTTCCAGACAATTCAGACCTATCATGCACAGCTTCGAATGTTTTACTCAGTCCAAACAATATGCTTAGAATTGTATAAGTTAATATCCAAGCTTCTCGCCTAGCTCTAATCGCTTTCATTTTCTGTTTTGTGTAATTTTCATTAAAATTTTCGTTGGTTACTTCACGATCTTTTACAGTATTATTATAATGAAATAGGAAAAAATCTTTAATATTTTCATCTGTTAAGATTTGTATACCCATTCTAAGTTCTGTAAGATCATATTTAAAACCACCCATTCTTCTGAAAGATGGAACTTCTGTATTTTTTATTCTTCTGAAATACACTTCTGTAGCGTCTTCATAAAAATATGAAATCATATGTTCGTATACAGTTTTAGTAATCTGTGCCATAACGTATGAGCGTTTGTCTTTGATCTCATTATCCCATTCGGTTCTACCAAACGCATACATGATATCTCGTAACAAATCTAATCTATCATGATATTCATAACCTTTATCACCACTTATATCGTTTAAAAGATCAACAATTTGTTCATGTTTGATGATAGGTTGTTTTAGATCTGATAAATAAGATATTTTTCCGATAAGAGAAGCAAGATAACTAGATTCCATCATTTTATTATGCTCAGTCATAAGTTTTTCGTGAAATCGCGACCACGTATTACTAATACGTTTCCAATTTATAAGAACACTTAAGCATATTTCCCGTGCTAAAATATCAACATATTGAGAAATTTTGCTTTCATGACTCTCATAATTGTCTATATTGGTCTCACTTTTATACGTATAATAATAGTCATGAAACCAATCTATCATATCACGGATACTAATTTTTACATCATATCTTATAATAGGTAATGTGTTATTGATATTATTCACAGTATCGAGTGGTGCAAAATCGACTAGAATTGGTCTGATTTTAAAAGGAAATCCTTTTTTAAAATATTCAGACGATCTGTGATAAAATTCAAAATCGTTTTCGATATCAATATTGATAAACAAATTAGGTGTTCCTTCTATACTATTCTCACCATTCTCACCCCGACTGTTTAAATCCATGCGAAGTTTGTTTACTTTATTGATATATTCTTCATGGTTTAAAAGTGTAGTAATATCTCCATTTTTAAACACTTGTCTAAATGTATTGTTAAAAGAACCAAAATCTGTTACCGAAGAACTTTTATCTAAAAAGTCTTTTATCTCTTCATCANCATTATCTTTGCTGTAATATGGGATATTCATATATCCGATTCCAGTTAATTTTGATTCTTTTTTAANTCTTTCGATAAGTTCTTTATATCCATCTTGAGATTTAAATTTTTTAAACTTTTCAAGATTTTCATCTGCAAGTTCTTTGGCCAAATCGAATATATCCTGTAACGCCAAACAGATCGAATTGTATGATTCATATGTCTTTTGTGCAACAAGATTGGTATCCATATATGGTTTTCCCAATAGATGTTTATTTATGGATTTTCCAATTTTAACTTGTTGAGTACTGTAATCTATGTTTAAATCCATTCGATTCTCCTCATTATTAATATATTATCATGTTTTCACATAAAATAAATACTGGGGATTTCTCCCCAGTATTATATATAGTTCTAACGTTACGGAAGTTCTTTGTACGTGTAGTTCGATTTTGCGTCTTCCACTTGTTTCTCGTATGTGTTGAGAGGAACGTTTGTATGATCCAATACACCATTGAGTTGCAATTGAATAGCTGCAGTAGCGAAGTTTCCACGGAATTCTCGACCGCCAATGTAGATAGCCGTTCGGTTAGGCATATCTGCATCGATTGCGTTGAACATTCGAATTGCGTGCGGATAATATACCAAGAACGGATATTCCATACTGAAAGTACGTAATGTACCGTAGATACTCGGTGCACGATCTCGCCATCGTGAGTCATTGTTACCGATAAGTCGTACATGTCGTCCGAAATTATCGATATAACCGATTCGTTCGATTGCAAAACCGAAGTTTTCTGTTTGTGAATCTGATTGCATGTCTGATAATGTTGATGCTGTGTTTTCGAACTTGATGTCTGGGAATTCACTTACCAAACTATCATAACCCAACAAGATCCATTCGCGTTTAACTGATGCAGGAATGTTAAGATCTGTTTCAGCCGTAGCAAGAACTTTATTGATATAGTTCTTAAGACCGAATTTGTAATCTTGTAATTCAAGACCAGGTGCAAAACGGTTAACGTTAAACGAAAGAGATGTATTGATAAATCCACCCATTTTCTTCGTAAGTACGAGAGAATCAAGGCTAACATTACCATACAATACATCGTTGATTAAGAATTCTTCAGCTTCGAGCTCTTGGTTAAATACAGTAGCTTGCAACATTTTGTCTGTAGCATAAGCCGCATAAGAAATGTTGTTACTTGTTCCAATGGAGAAGTTGTCTGCCATGTATTCNTTGAGCGAAACTTTTGAATAGTTACGATATTCNCATTCTCGGATAAATTGGAATTTGCGTGTTCCCATTGTTGGGATGTTCGTAAATTCGTTAGCGATATTCGATACGCGAAGTTCTACTTTGATACCTTTAATGATTTCGTTTGTTGCAGCATCACCCGTTGAGGTCATGATTGTGAAATCACCTGTATCGAGGTTGAGTGACATGTAGTATGAGAAAGGTACTGAACGTACATCTCCACCAACATTAATGTTTTCTAATACATAATCGCCACGGAAAACTCGTTCGTTCGTAGGACCAGCTGCGATCGTATAGTGTAATTGAACACGTTTTTCAACTTCGCTAGTAGGATCAGTTGTATCTGTAAGATACTTGATACCTGTGAATCGGCAGTTCGGTTCGATACCGTTCTTTTGTTTATTAAACTTAGAAACTTCAAGGAAGTTACCTTTTGCTGCTGATGCAACACCAGGTGTTGAACCGAGTTTAATATAACCGTCATCACCACACCATGGTTCCGGAGCTGTATAAACACCACCAACGGTGTTAGCTGAAACCCAGTCTACTAACGGAAGTTTATTGAATCCGGCAATATCACCACTACGGAATGCATGTGGGAAATAGTATTCACGATCTCCAACTTGCAAATAGTCGATATTATATTCGAATTCAAGTCGCATTTTGTTTTGGTTATCGATATTTTGGAAAATTTCTCCGGATCGAGCAGTTGCCAACCATCCACCGATAATGAACGGTGTAGTACCTTGTGCGAAAGAACCGAGAGATGAAGCGTATACAGCTGTACCACCACCCCAACCTTCAATACCGAATCCATTACGATCTACTGATCGGGATACGTCACGTGTATTGTCAAGCAATCGTTCGAAACGATTTGACATTACACGATCACCTGCGAATAGTTCCATAGATATGGCTTTTGCTTTGTTATAAAAACCATCATTATCAATGATTTTTTTCCATCCTTCAACGGTAAACGGTGATTCACCAATAAGTCGATACATTTCTGTAGCGAACTTGTTCATCGTGCGATGGTATCCTTGATTATGGTCTCTTAAGTGATCGGAATAAACCTTCTCACAATCTTCTCTCGTAATATTTTGAAAATTTTGAGAATTGCTCATAATCATTAATTACTCCTTAGATTAAAGTAAATTAAAATAATGTTTGTTAATCGGAACCTTTTTACTTTGAAGATTCAATAGTAAGAGCAGCTATTTTGCGTACCAAAGTATCATACTGTCTCTGATATAGTCGCAGTTTAATGATATTCTCTGGATTTTGTTGCATTATAAAAGCATTTCTTTCTTTACCAACAATTTCGGCCAAATCCCGTAGCTGATCTAATTCAGACCAATCAGCAAACATAGAATTATACTGGTCGATTGTATTGTTGATTGAATCATACAAATTATTTAATTCTTTAATTAAATATTGTTTCTGATTAATTTGCGTAAAGGTGTTCAAAGACGAACCCTTGTTTATGTCCAGTTTATGGACTCCTACTCCGTCATCGCCGCCACCTGATGATGATGTATCGCTTCCGCCTCCAAAGTCACCTCCACCGAAATCATCACCGCCCTCGTCGCCCCAGTCGCCTTCATCGCCCCAATCGTTTTCATCGGAACCCATGTCGTCGCCCATGTCGAAATCGTCGGTTGTTTCTTTTTCGGGTGAATCTTCAGTATCTGCTTCTAGCGAGAATACATCCCGTTTGGTAAACTCATCAGTTTGCCACGTTTTTATATCATTTTGTTCTAATTTTTCAATACTATTTGTATATCTAATCATAACACATCATATTTCCTTATATTTATATTAAAATGTTGAGAGTTACCGAAAAAAATATAGGGTGGACGACTTGTCCACCCCCAATAATTATCAAAAATAGGATGCGTTTACGTCCCTATCTAAAAACACATACTCTGTTTCACCAATTGTTTCAGTTTTATTACAATTCATATCAAACCCACCAGCAAAAGTTGCNATATTGTCTAATCCTACACTCTCAATATATTGGAACCAGTTTCTGAAATCTAAGAAATCTAATAACGATACTCTNCCTTGAGAACTCGATATGGATTCCACTTCTTGTTTCTCAACTTTAATTTCATTTGCTAATTTAGCACGTTTTCTAGTTTCTTCATCCCTTATATCAATGATTCCTCTCTTACCCATAANATTTCCGTCTGGATTGTTTGTAACACTTTCGTTAGGAATCTTATCAAAACTATTGNGTGTGTCTGAATATATATCGTCATCTATAATAATACCATCATGGATCGGCATAACAAACATATCATCTTCAGAACGACGTTTTCTTGATTTGTTAAGTTTAAATGTAAGATACTTTTGACTATCGTGGTCTTCTATATCGATAAATGCTGACCACGACACAGCCTGTTCAATCGCATACGCTTCACCAATAAACTCGTTCGTTAGATTTGCGACAGCGTTCATTCCACCNTGTGTTTTATAGTTTGNCAATACCGCTCCACCAGAACGGTTGATTTGGTGTGCTGTAATAACCGGAATATCTCGGTTTTTCGCTAAAGATAATAAATCGTTTGCAATATGTGCTAATTGTATACGTGTATCACGATTTATATCGCTTCGTCTCGGACCTATTAATCCAAGATAGTCAATAATACACGCAACAACTTGAAACCCTTCCTCTTGAACCGTATCTATTAACGCATCGATACCCTCTACAGTTATACCCATAGCATCAGCGTGAACGAAACTTATATCAATCGGTGGGTGCTTTATATCATACCCATCTTCTGTCTCCTTCATATGAGTATTAAATTCGCTATTCCATATCTTTTCAAGTTCTTCTTTTGAACCAACTTTATCTATATCTTTCTTAACAACAATTTTGAATAGACGTTCTGTATCTTCATCAAAATCGTTTTCTAACTCAATAAACAATATTGTTGGAGTTCTACCGGTCGATTTCCATATTTCCATCAATTTCGCCACATTATACGTTTTTAACATTCTTGCAATGTGCAACAATAGTGCAGATTTAAATGAGTTTGTGTTTGCGTGAAAAATATAAGCGTTTTTGTTAACAAATCCACGACGTGGACCAAGTGCAATATTTAAAGCTTGCCAACCTGTTTGTAANGCTGTAGATGGACTCATTATCGTTTTATATGTTTCCATCAACATATCGATAAACGAATCGTCAGATGTGTGTACAACCTGTTTCACTCTATCCGAAGAATCGGTTGCTCTAAAATAATTTATCATATCTGTCAGTAATTCTCGAAACTTATCCAATTGTTCTGGAAAATCTGTAAACGAGCAAGAATCAATACTATTTGCTAAATCTACTAAATCGTTTTTAGATGACAGGATATAATCGTATTTTAAATTTCTATCTATAGTTAGAGATACAAATTCCAAATCTGCCTCAGGAACTTCATCCTTTGACATTAAAATCTGTGGAATAATTAAATTGTCTCGAACTTGGTCATACGGTTCGACTAACATGTTATTTATTTTAAATACTAGTGAATCTACATTAGGTCCTGTGTTACTTTTTGAACGGATACTAACGAGTAAATCACAGACTAATATTAAACCAATAATATTCGGACTCACCGAATAATAATCTCTGTCGATTATTTCAAGAAAACGTTTAATATTAGTTAATTCAAAGCGAGAAATACCAATATCACTCGCTAAAACCTTTATTATAAGTAATAAGAAACGTTCTGAAACTAAATGTGACCTAAAGAACTTTTTCTCACTACCGTTTGTAATTCCATTTATGTACAATTCCCNAACCTCGCGTGTCTAAATATTTATTCACCTTTGTGAATCACGTATATCATATATAATTATTATTCTTATATTAATAATTTTTAAGAATTATATATTATGTATATGGAGGTTATAAATATGAGAATAGATAATTCTACACACATAAAATTGGATATAACATCGAACGATGACGATATCANAAACGTTATTAATTATATGAGTCAATTCGATGATTCTGAAAAAGATGACAGAATTTTCTGTCATTGGAAAGATTGTATAATCTGTAGACCAAGTTATACTTTATATGAAAAAATGAATCGTCTGGATGATTTCGAGTCTATAAAAGATGATTCGTTTAATATCTTAGTTATGCGAGACGTCGATGATAAAAAAGAGTTCATACGTGAACGATTGAAAAGTTATTCGATGATTGATGAGAGTGTCATTGATGAATTTGTAAACAATATATCGGAAAAACCAACATCTGGAGAAGATAATGACGCATATTACAAATTGGAGTATGAGCGTAAAAGCGGGTTTGTTAGTGTGTTAGAAACCATAGCGCGATCAAATACACCACAAGAAAACATTGACGCGTACATACAATTATTCAAGGATTTCGCGTTCATTGAGCCAGAATATGAACAAATAACAGTACTCTTTCGATCAAAGAAATTTGGATATGGTGCAAATATGTACAATATCGAAATACAATTTGAAGAAAGTGTTGTTGAAAACAATGGTCTATTTAATTATGAAGAAGGGACGATTGTGCTTAAACTGACGTTTAAGGATGGTCCAGAAAGTATTAACGAACTAACACAGGAGATGATGTTGAGAGAATTCGCAAGACAAACGCTACGATTAACAAGTGATTATATTTCTTAAAGGAGGAAATTGTAATAAAGATCCATCACCGGATTTAGTGATAGATTTTGTATGGAAAGTTATCGGTTTGTTCAAGAGTTCAAAGAGTAAAAAAGACAAAGAAAAATGGATAGTTATACAACATAAAAATCCATAAAGGAGGTATGATGCATGTTAAACAAAATTGTAAATGTTTTATCATCAATCCGATCAAAAAATAAGAAGCCCATGACATTTTGGGAAGCGTTCAAAGATGCGTTTTTCAATGTTTGGGAAATACAAATGGTTCATATAACGTTTATAGCATTTGGTATAGGTATTCTTTACGGATTTATAACCCTTGTATTTAAAATACCATTGTGGGCTTATTTTATAACGCCAGTTGTGATAGTTTTAATAATGTATATAATAGAACTCACACCTGTGATAAAAGATCGGATGAGAAAAACTACTAAAAAACAATAACGTTGGAGGTTATTTGTGAGTGAATTATTAGAGGCATTTAAGAAGGCTTCAACGAAGAGAAAGTCTGATGCTATTTTTGCATTATTGACGTATATCATGCTATGTTTTATTGGAGGATATCTGATAGGACGAACACTATTACCAATAAGTTTTATTGCTGGAATGATTGTGTTTATCATATTCATGGTAGTCGTAAACATAGTTGGTAGATCCATTGGTCGAGAGATT